CCCTGCCCAGTCACAGCATCTTTGACACGGCGGAAGAGATCAAGGAAAAGTACGGGATCCGGGCAGTAAGACCGCTGGCGGAAAAGACTATGGAGCGGATTGCCAGGGGGCTTAAGAAATTTGTATTGGATAACCCGGATCCCTTTATTATTGACAATATCATTTCTCCCTACATTATGTGCAATAACGAAAACAACACAGGCGCCGGCGTTGAAGCCCCGCTTCCTACGATTACCACCGGAAACCGGAATTTTGCGGCAGTCCCTATACTTATTCAGTACCACTCCGAGACGTCGCAGAATGAGGTGCGCGGGCAGAGAATCCGGGAGCCCATCATGACGGTGGACGGGTCAAACAGGTATGGACTGGCGATGTCGTATCTTAGTAAATTTTATAGTAATGGAATTGGACAGGACCTGCAGGAGCCGCTTGGGACGATTACAGCCGGAGCAGGCGGAGGACATTTTGCCGAGGTAAGGGCATTTTTGATAAAGTATTATGGGCAGGGAGTAGGTCAAGACATTCGGGATCCTCTGGATACCATAACATCGCATGACAGATTCGGTCTTGTGACAATCGCCGGCGTGGACTATCAGATAGTTGATATAGGATTTCGGATGCTGGAGCCGCGTGAGTTGTACGGGTGTCAGGGTTTCCCTGCAGATTACATTATCGACCATGACAGCGAAGGAAATGCCTACTCCCGGAGTGAGCAGGTAAAACGATGCGGGAATGCAGTGTGTCCGCCGATACCTGCGGCACTGGTAAAGGCCAATCTGCCGGATCTGTGTGTGGCCAGACGGCAGAAAAACATGCGGATCAGGCAGGAGAGCGGCGGGCAGATGAGTTTTACATAAAAAGTGAGGGAAAGATGAAGAAGGAAATGATGAAAGATTTAAATACGGCTGCAAACGAGGCGGCCAAAGCAGGAATGACTTATGGTCGCTACACCCAAGAGCAGTATTTTGTCGAGCATCAGGAGGACAGGCAAAAACTTAGGGATATGCAGCCGGTATATGTAAAAGAAACAGGGGAGTACCTGTGTCCGCAGTGCGCACATGAGCTGAAACTTTATCGAAACTGTGAAGGCTGTGGGAAGGTGATTGTCTGGAAGAAGGGAAAGATAACATGAACAGATTGACAGTAAGAAATAGTGAAGGGATTGGGGTACTTAAGATACCGTTTGAGTGTGAGAGATGCGGTAATTTACAGTGGAGCCTTCCTGATTTAGGAAATGGCAGCCCTATTGACCGATTGGCAGAATATGAAGATCTGGAGGAACAAGGGAGACTGTTGAAACTGCCTTGTGCGGTAGGGGATGTGGTGCATTCATTTTCCATGGGAAAAGTTCTTACACTTCGCGTTGATAGCTTTGTGATATATACAGACGGTATAGATGCAAGGCTTATAAGTGAAATGAAAGAGTATGAGTTTCTCAAAATTGATATGGATATTGAAGATTTTGGAAAGAAATGGTTCGCAACACAAGAAGAAGCCGAAGCCGCATTAGAAAGGACGAAAAATGAAAGCAATTCGTAAAAATGCAGAATATGTAGGATATATACTCTATCGCGGCGAGAGATTCAATGAGTGGAGGTGCCCGAATAAAAAGTGCGGCATGAGTGTTTCGGAATTATATACCTTTTGTCCGTATTGTGGACAGAAAATAAAGTTTGGAGCACCAGTAAAGTTAGAGATAAATAATGAGATTAATGTGAAAGTGAGTAAGGGTATATGAACAAAACGAAAATTGATTGGTGCGACAGCACATGGAATCCGGTTACGGGCTGTCTGCATGGCTGTGAATACTGCTATGCAAGAAGCATTGCAAAGAGATTCGGAAAGAATCTCCCGGATTTATCTGACTTTGCAAGCAAAAATAAGGGATTGCATTTACTGGATAATAAGATTGATTCTACGCCTTATCCATATGGATTTGAGCCGATATTTCACGCTTACCGCCTCAATGACTACATAGGCAAGAAAGGAAGAAACATCTTTGTCTGCTCCATGGCTGACTTGTTCGGGAAGTGGGTGCCGGATGAATGGATTCAGGAAGTATTTGCCGCTTGCGAGAAAGCGCCACAGCATAATTATCTGTTTTTGACAAAAAATCCAGGAAGGTATTTTGAACTGATAAACAATACGGATTTCTTTGCAAAGGCAAAGGAGAATATGTGGTTTGGATATTCCTACACTGGAAAAGAGAGTAAGCAGTGGTGGAATCCTGATTATAACATATTCGCAAGCGTGGAGCCAATTTTAGAACCGATAGAAGTACCACGTTGCAAATGGCTTATCGTGGGAGCGGAAACAGGAAGGCGAAAAGACAGGGTTATTCCAAAAAGAGAATGGATTGAACATCTTGTTTATTATTGTGGAAAATGGAACATTCCTCTTTTTATGAAATCTAGCCTTGCGGACATATGGGGCGAGCCACTTATTCAGGAATTCCCAGAGGGGCTAAAAAGGAAAGGAGCCGAGGATAAATGAAGCTAATTGATAGTGATAAAGCATATGAAATATTGGACAAGTTATTTGCGGATATTCAGAAAAACAACTACATTGCAAGTCAGCAAATGCTTGACGATGCCCATAAAAAATGGTGTGAACTTCCGGCAGCCTATGAGTTGTAGCAGTTGAAAATAATACGGAGATTGCGCTCAAAAAATATGCAGTATGTAATAATAGTACCATGCCTATTACATATGCAAAATATTTGACACAGTACAAAGAGAGGATGCGTTGTCTTGAGATTGTCAAATCCGGATTTCCTCCCCAGCCCCTGTCGGGTACCGGGGAGGAAACCAACCATTACTTTGCCCCGCACACTCTTTCCAGCAGTCGCAGGCCATAGCCAAGAAAGGCCCGGTCCAGCGTAGACAGTTTATCCAGCAGCCGCAGGAATCGGCTGAGAGGATAGCCTTTGCAGAGCAGCCGGGGCTTATCTGCCGGATCAGGGACGTCGGTGAGGCCCAAAAGGTAGTCAGTGGATACGCCGTAAAAGCCGGCAATGGCGATCAGCGTGTCCAGATCCGGCTCATTGCGGCCGGTCTCGTAGGCAGAGATGGCAGGGACGGAGCAGTGCAGGGCGGCGGCAAGTTCTTTTTGGCCGAGGTGGTGCTGGGTACGGAGTTGTTTCAGGGTTTTGGGTAGTTGATTCATTGTGTTCCTCCTTTGTGTTGGTATTATGGAGATACCGTATAACAACGAAGTGAGGGCAGAAAAGGAGAAAATAAATGAATCGTACACAAAGAAGGAAGCAGATGAGAAAAACACCTAAATATCAATCGTTAAGAGTAGAATTGATAAATCAGGAGTTACAGTCTGTCTCGGACTTTTCTGGTGTTCCAGTCGAAACCTTATGTCAAAGCATTAACCTTTTAATAAACGAACATAGAGCAAGAGGGTTTCCAGCTTATGATTTTGATCATAAGGATAAGATAATTTATGGTATTAAAATCATTAGAAACAAAGTATACTTTCTGTTGGCGCATGAGGTGAAAATGGATGGAAAAGAAAAAGAGTAAGGATGAGTTAAAATTGATAGAAGGCAAGCTTACAAATGATGCAGAACAGCTTAATAAATATCTTAGCCAATATAGATATTGCATTGAGAAAAAGAAAACTTTAGAAAATCGTAGATTCGAAATAATAAGACTATTTGATGATCCGATTTGCTCTGTAAGTTTGGATGGTCTGCCAAGGGGAAGCAATAGTGGGGTTGGCTGTGCTACATTATCCTTCAAGTTGGACGAGATCAACTCTCAGATAAAAAACCAAATAGAAAATGCAGAAAATATGCTTTTGGACATAATAAATATAATAAATTTATTACCAGAGAATTCCCTGGAGCGCGCCATTGTCGAAAATAAGTATATTGATCTTTATAATTGGAATAGAATATGCCAAAAAAATCATATCAGTAAATCTCCCGCAATTAGAAGATGGAGACGAGGAATTTATATGCTTTTGGAGATTGAAGAGGTTAAAAAGATTTTAGCATATACTCCGAATATGTGATCTTAAAAAGGCACTCAAGGGTACTCTGATATGTGTTATGATAATAACATGAAAATGGGAGCGGAGCTGTAAGGCAACCGCTCCTTTGCAGTTTATGGGGGTGTGTTTATGAATACAGTCGAGCCGATCCGCGATATGCAGATGGTTTTGGACATTGCGGATTATCTAAAAATACGAAGTCAGCGCAATTATGTAATGTTTATGTTTGGCATATATTCCGGTTTGCGCATCTGCGATATATTGCAGTTTCGTGTCCGGGATGTCAGAGGGAAGGATTTCATATCCAGGAGGGAAAAGAAGACTAACAAAGAAAAGCGTTTCCCTATCAATAAAGAATTGAAGGTAATCCTAAATGAATATATAGCGGATAAGAGAGACTACGAATTCCTTTTTAAAAATCCCAACCTGCCTAACAGTCCCATTACAAGACAGCAAGCCTATAATATCCTGTCTGCGGCAGGGCAGGCATTTGGACTTGATAGCATTGGGACACATACGCTCCGAAAGACTTTTGGTTATCATTTGTATAAGCAGACAAACGATGCAGCGCTTCTGATGGATATTTTTAATCATTCGGATATACATATTACATTGCGTTACATAGGGGTAAATCAGGACTGTAAAGACAAGGCATATAATAGTTTATCATTCAAAAGGTAGGCCGTTAAATCGGAATGCTTTTTTTATTATAAATGTGACTTGACATATTGTGGGCTTGTCAAATGATGTATTCTGTTTTTGGCTGCACTATATTGAAGAGATTGGTAAGAAGGTAATTTGACACAATGTTAGATATGTAAAGTAAGTGAAAGAACAAACATTCGAAAAAATGCCTAAAAAAATGTGGGTCCTTCTAAAACTCAAAACAGGATTGCGGGTCGTCGAGTCCGACATTTCGCTAGATTCAGAAAAAAATTAATGGAAGTTGCCGTTACCGAAGGAGGGGGATATATGACAAAGCAAAATATGCAGACAGATGAGGGTATGACGGAAAGCGTAAAAACTACGGATATTAGTGCAATTACTGTAAACAGTGCAATTCTTGAAAAAATTATTGGGGTATCAGACAGGCGGATCAGGCAGATGGCGGAGGAAGGAATTATTATTCGAACAGCAAAAGGGCGCTATAAGCTGATGGAGTCCCTAAGAAATTATATATTGTCGCTAAAAGTATCAATAGAGGCATCCGGGGCAGATTTGCAGGATGGAGAGATTAATCTGGACGAAGAAAAAGCAATCCATGAGCGGGTAAAGCGGCACATATCGGAGCTGAAGCTGCAGACGATGAAGGGCGATCTGCATAAGTCGGCAGATGTGGAACGGGTTATGACGGATATGCTGGTTGCAGTTAAGGCAAAGCTCCTTTCCATGCCCACGAAATTGGCGCCTTTGCTTGTATCCAGAGAAAATATTGATTATATTCGCACGCTGATCAACAAAGAAGTACTGGAAGCTTTAAACGAATTAAAGGACTATAATCCGAAAGAATTTTACAGTGGTGAGTTTGTGGCCGGAGAAAATGACGATGAAGGATTGGAGGAAGATGATGAACAGTGGGAAGAATAACAAAATAGTGGATAGAAAAACAGTGCGGCTTTTCAATCGAATTGCAAAGATATTAGCGCCGCCTCCTGATTTGACAGTCAGTCAGTGGGCAGATGCTTACAGAAAGCTTTCCACGGAATCTGCGGCGGAGCCGGGACAGTGGAATACAGACCGGGCGCCTTATCAGCGCGCCATCATGGATGCAGTAAATGATTTCGGGTGTGAAGAGGTTATTATCATGTCATCGGCGCAGGTCGGGAAAACGGAGCTACTGCTGAATATCATCGGGTATTACATTGACTATGATCCGGCACCGATCCTGTGTCTGCAGTCAACCTTGGAAATGGCCCAGACCTTTTCAAAGGACAGGCTGTCAACGATGATTCGTGATACGCCGGTTCTTCGCGGCAAAGTAAAAGATGCTAGGAGCAGGGATTCCGGGAATACGATTTTACATAAGACCTTTCCTGGCGGGCACATTACCATGGTGGGGGCAAACTCTGCGGCCGGCCTGGCGTCAAGGCCGATCCGCATTGTTCTGATGGACGAGGTGG